CTTCTCCTACTGGTGTGATGGTAAGCCAGAAACAATTGCCAATGTAGATGCCTATGTTGAAGCAGTCAGCGCATCAGAGCTTGCCTTACAGGGTGTTATATTAATGCACACAGAAGGAGCTACACATTACCATGCCTCGTATGTACTACCTTATTGGGCATTGGATGACAGGTTCTCTGTCGTAGGGCAGATAGACAATCATGTCTTTTATATTGACAACAGCCAGTAACAGGAGTATAATATGCCTGAACAAAAAGGATTAAAATCAGCATGGGAAATACTTAATACTAATATTAAAACTCTAAGAAAAAGAGTAGAAGAACAGGAAAAAACAATAGATAGTTTAAGAAAAGAATTAGCAAAAGAGAAACAAATAAATGCTAATACAACATGGGTAGAACATGATGACAAAAGTTTATGACTTTGATTGGCATCGTTTACAGAGAGAAGATGTACTAAGAAAATCTTTAGGGTATGATAAAGAACTGTGGATACTAATGAAAGAGTCAGGCTATGATGTTACAAACTCTAAAGATCGGGATGATTTTTTTAAAGACTTAGAGGATTTAGATTCAGATGGCTAAGAACTTATGGCAGAAAGAACGAAGCGGGTTGCTTCGTGATCTTATAAGAGAGTACGTTGATGATGGTTACGATTACAGAGAGGCTAGAAAACTTGCAAAGAAAGAAGCTGATAATATTATGGAAGACAAAGTGTCTTTTGTAGATACACTTTGGGAGGATGCTTTTGATGACTGTTGATCTTATAGATCATATGGGAAATGATTTATCTGTGGTTAATGCAGCAAGGGTATCTTTCCAGAAAGAAACTGATTGGGATACGATCCCCTTTGCAGGTAAGACAGAAGGGATTCTTAAAGATAAAGATGTTGGCCTGATAAAGTATCTTGCAAAGCATAATCACTGGACACCTTTCGGTCATGGCTCTGCACAGTTTAGGATTAAAGCTCCTGTCTTTGTGGCCCGTCAGCTTATGAAGCATCAGGTTGGTCTGGTCTGGAATGAAGTTAGCCGTAGGTATGTAAAAGATATACCAGACATCTGGTCACCAAGCTACTGGAGACAGGCCGCTGATGATGTAAAGCAAGGCTCCTCACATGAAGAAGTACAATCACAGACTATTATAGATCACATGTACATAGACGCCTCTCGCCATTGTTTAGATGCGTACAAAGCCATGCTTGAGATGGGTGTCTGTGCAGAGCAAGCAAGATCTGTTCTGCCACAAAGTATGTTGACAGAGTGGTACTGGTCTGGTACACTTATGGCGTTTGCACGGGTGTATAATCTACGCACTACCAGAGATGCTCAACTAGAAACTAAAGAAGTAACAATAGAAATTGGAAAACATATGAGAAACTTATTCCCTGAATCGTGGGCAGCATTATGTGGAAGTTAATACTTAAGAAGGAAATAGGAGATGTGGAAATTAATTCTTACCCTACTAAGAAGGAAGCACAAGAAGAGCTTGCCAACAGGGAACAACTCACTCTGCATCTTACCGGACACTCTACACGAGGAATTTATGAAATCCAAAAAGGATAGACCTATGGAAGTCTTAATAGAAATATATAAACCAAAAGGCAGAGGAGATATACAGACATCTTTTAAATCAGCTTGGCGTAGCCTTGAACGAGTAGACCAGATAGAAAGTTTAGTATCAATCGAAAAGGAAATATCCGCACATAGAAGAGAATTATGCAAAGAACTTATGGATCTAAGTAAAGGAAAATGGTAAACTTAATTGAGTCTTAGTAGTAGAGTTTCTACGAAACTACTAAGGCTCAATTAATATGGAGAAGTTTATGGAACTTAAAACACACCAACCGTGTCCTGACTGTGGTTCGTCAGATGCACTGGCATACTATGAAGACCATACTAAATGTTATAGCTGCGATAAATGGACGCCTTACAGAAATGGAGAGAGAATGAATACCCAACCAAGACAGGTTATCAAAATGCAGAATGAGAGTACAGCTTCCTTTAATTTTTCAGCTATCCCTGATCGTAAGATTAGTTTAGATACTTGTAAGAAGTATGGTGTGACCGTCAGCAAGAATGGCACTATAATAGACAAACATATGTACAAGTACTATGATAAGAATGGCAATCATCTTGCATCGAAGTTCCGACGTACCAGTGACAAACAGTTCTGGTCTGAGGGTAATCTTTCTGAGTGTGGTTTGTTTGGTCAGAATATCTTTGGTCAGACGGGCAAGTTTGTCACGATTTGTGAGGGCGAGATTGATGCCATGAGTGCCTTTGAACTGATGGGATCGAAGTGGCCTTCGGTGTCTATCAAGAATGGTGCACAGTCTGCCGTTAAGAATTGTCAACAGTCGCTGGAGTATCTTAACAAGTTCGATACTATCGTCCTCTGCTTTGACAATGACAAGCAGGGTAAGGATGCAGCACAGGCTGTTGCCAAACTGTTTGAGCCTAACAAGTGTAAGATCATGGACCTTGAACTGAAAGATTCTAACGAGTATCTGAAGACAGGGCAGCGTGAGAAGTTTACTCAGTCATGGTGGAGCGCACGTACCTTTACACCAGCAGGTATTATCAACCTTGCTGATCTTGGACGTAGCCTCTACGATGAGACGCACAACGAGACTTGCCCCTACCCGTGGTCTGGCATGAACGACAAGACGTATGGTATCAGGACCGGAGAGCTTGTGACGTTTACCTCCGGTGCAGGTATGGGTAAGTCCAGCATCATGCGTGAGCTTATGTATCATATCATGCACAACACCGAAGATAACATTGGTGTGCTTGCCATGGAGGAGAACACGAAGCAGACTGCCTTCAACCTTATGAGTGTTGAGGCCAACGCTAGACTGTACATCAAAGAGATACGTGACCAGTACACACAGGAACAGTTAGATGATTGGCAAGCCAAGACGATTGACTCTGGCAGGTTCTTTGCCTTTGATCACTTTGGCAGCATCGACAACGATGAGATTCTTGGTCGTGTCAGGTACATGGCAAAGGCTCTTAACTGCAAGTGGGTCTTCCTTGATCACCTGTCTATTCTTGTATCAGGTCAGGAGGACAACGGCGATGAGCGTAAGTCTATCGACATCCTGATGACCAAGCTTCGTTCTCTTGTTGAGGAGACAGGCATTGCACTGATGTTGGTCAGCCACCTACGTAGGCCATCAGGTGATAACGGGCATGAGAATGGGCGTGAGGTTACTCTGTCACACCTACGTGGCTCTGCTTCTATTGCTCACCTGTCTGATGCAGTGATTGCACTGGAGCGTAACCAACAGGCAGACGATCCTATCGAAGCGAACACCACCTCTATCCGTATCTTGAAGAACAGGTACACCGGAGATACAGGCGTGGCCTGTCACCTTCACTATGATGGTGAGACAGGACGCATGACACAGATCGACAACCCTTTTGTGGAGGATGACAATGAGTGAGGTTAGAAAGAAGTTTGATCGTAATCTATATGAGAAGGCTGACAGAGAAGCTAAAGAAGCTATGGTATGTTGGCTGAAGGAACATGATCATATTAACATTGATACCAACGAAACAACTTACTTTGATATTGTTTCAACTGTAGGTCCAGAACTTCCAAGACATCTCTATGAAGTAGAGGTAAAGTATTCTTGGAAGGGTAATGAGTGGCCCGATAGCTGGAAGGAGTTACGTATACCGCACCGTAAGCAGAGACTTCTTGACAAATGGAAGAGCGAATGTTATAATGATCTACTTACTTTCGTGGTCTTCAACCATGACTGCACAAGAGCATGGCATGTAGATGGTAACACATTGCTGGACTGCGAGGTTAAAGAAGCTTCTAACTACAAGATAAGAAAGGGAGAAAAATTCTTTCACATTCCCGTAGAAGATGCATACTTGATGGACATGACAAATGAGAGCAGTAGTTGATATAGAAACAGATGCGATTAACGCAACCAAGATACATTGTATCGTAGCAAGGAGAGCAGACACAGGAGAGACAAGACATTGGATAGGAGATCAGTGCCGTGAGTTTGGGGAGTGGTCAAAGAAAATAGATACCTTTATTATGCACAATGGTATCAGCTTTGACGCTCCCCTTCTTAATAAGTTCACTGGTTCTGATATCAAAGTAAATCAGATTGATGACACACTTATTAAGTCACAGTTATACAATCCTATTCGTGATGATGGTCATTCGCTTGAAGCGTGGGGTAATTTTTTAGGACATAAGAAAGGAGACTACCATGACTTCGCTACATTCAACGAAGACATGCTTAAATATTGTTACACTGATACGCAACTTACAAGGGAGGTTTCGGCTTATCTTCAGGTAGAGGGTGAGAAGTTCTCTGATGAATCCTACGATCTGGAACGGAAGGTTCGTAGCATCGTAGACAAACAACAGAGCAATGGCTTTGCCTTTAATCTTATGAAGGGCATGACACTGGAAGCTAAACTTATGGATGAGTTATACTCTCTTGAAGAGAAGGCTCACGATATGTTTCCACCTACAATCTTAAAGCTAAAGACAAAGACAAAAGAAATACCTTTTAATATAGCAAGTCGTAAGCAGATTGCTGAACGTCTGATGCTGAAGGGGTGGAAGCCTACAAAGAAAACAGATAAGGGCAATGTCATTGTCAATGAGGCAGTGTTGGATACGATTGATATGCCAGAGGCCAAGATGTTCTCACGTTACTTTCTGTTACAGAAACGTACCGGCCTACTGAAGGCGTGGATACAGGCATGTAGCGAACAAGAACGAGTGCATGGCAGGGTGCTTACCCTCAAGACTATCACAGGCAGGATGGCACACCACGGCCCAAACATGGCACAGGTTCCGGCAGTGTACAGTCCATATGGTAAGGAG